CATTTACGCGCTGGCGCAGCAGCTGCGCGAGATAGGCAAAGACCTGTAGCAGCTTGGTCGCCGGATCGCTGTCGCGCTCCACGAAATCAGGCATTTCCGCCAGCATCCGGGCAACAGCCTCAGAAGCGAGCGTGTCGAAGTCGAGGGCTTCGATAATATCCGGCGCGGGAAGGCGCGACAGATCAACAGCGGTGAAGGTTGCATCGGCCATGGCCGCCATGTCGGGGCAGGCCATGGGGGTGCGCCATGCCCCTGTATTTGGACAGGCGGCTATCCAAATACGTGTGGCAAGNTCGCCCGCTTCAACGTTGGGGTGGAGCGCAACCCCACCCGATCAGATCTTATGACCTGCGGAGCGGAGCCGTCATCGCNGCATAGCCACATTCGATGGGGGCAGCTTGCAAATATGCATCCATCAAAGCCNTGCTTTGAGCGCGGTCCACCATATCCAGATGCTCTTGCTCTTTGTGCTTTGCNATCGCAGCTGTTTCAGGATGGGCTAGCATTCGCTGTGCAGCTTTCATCCCTTCATCTGTTCTTTCCANATGATAGGTATGCTGCACGACGCCCTGCCGAATTGGCTGATCCATCACCAGCACGGCCCCCGGCAGCTGAATGTCAGGGTATTCGGTCTGATGCAGCGTTAGATCAGTTTTCAGCCCCTCGTGTTCCAGCCACGCATGCGATATGAAAATGTCGTCTGTTCCGTCGTTCACATAGCCGATCACGGGAACCGTCTTGATTCCATGTTCGTCCGCGAGATAGCGGTGAAGCGTCATCGTCACGAGGTAGCAGCCGCCAGTGTAGCGCTGCGGAGCGATGAAGCCTTCGAAAATGCCGATCGCGCTGGACGCCACGACCTTTCCTTCATCTGAAAGCGAGGCGATCAACTTCGCCTTTGCATCATCATATGCCCGCGCTCGCCGCTTAGCTTCCCCCATGTTCGCCGCTCCTTGATGTTGATCGACGCGCCATAGTGGCGAAATGACCTGCCCGCCAGAGGCGTCCGTTTCCGCCTATATGGCGCTGACATGCGTATAGAGCAGATCCAGCAGCGCTTCCCGGTCTGCTGCCGTCGCGCCGAGCAGTTCGCGCTTGGGATAGGGGACAGCCTGCGCCCGCAGCGACGGCTTGTCGCGCAGGCCATATTGGTGGACGCCCGCGATCTGCGACACCTTGCCGGAAAAGCCGACCCAGAAGCCCTGATCGTCCGTGCCGGTGCGCAGGAATCGCCCGCTCGCCAAGCGCCGGAACATGGCGCGGCGGCGCAGGCCGCCACGGCGGCGCAGGCTGCTGCCGCCCGCGTTGCGATGCTCCTCTGGCACCGGGAGCCACTTCACAACCTTGTCGAACTCGAATGAGCGGATCCCGCCCGCCTCAATGTCGAAGCCGGTCATCATGCGGCCTGTCGTCCAGGCGAAGGATTTCATGATGACCTTGCGCGGCTCGCCGCCGCCGCCCGATGGATAGAGGAAGCATGTTGAACCCCGGCCAGACACCGGCGGGGCCTTTTCCTTGCGCGCCTCAAATTTCGATCCGTCAGGCTGTCGCTGGGCGGCGATGCGCTCGCGCTGGCTCTGGGCCAAGGTGCGGGCCATGCGGCGCATGAGGGCGCGGCGCTGGCCGGATGACAGGTTGCGGATCAGCGCCCCGGCGATGCGCTCCACTTCGGCTAGATCTTCGGTCATGCGTCGGGCGGAATCGCCGGGGTCAGGTCGGCGTCGGGATCGGTCGTTTCTACCAGCAGTTCGGTATTGCCGAAGCCCTGCAGGAACGACGCCGTGACACCGTCGAAGGCATCGCAGAAGTTCGGTTCTGCCGGGTGCTGGACGTCATAGCCACTGCCATCGGCGCGGGGCAGGACCAGCACGGTTTCGGTTAGATCGATCGAGATCAGGATGTCGGACGCCTCGCTGTCGAGCAGTTCGGCTTCGAAGGTGAAGGGCTGGCTATCGGTGCGGCGCAGCAGCTGGGGCTGTTCCTTTTCGATCCATGCCAGCATCGGCACCATGATCGTGTCTGCGTCGCCCGCGAAATCCCAGATCCCGACCTTGAGCGTATAGGCATAGACGAATGACAGCGTGCGGGACTGACGCGTGCCGATCTGTCCGCCTTCCACATAGATCTGGAGGCGGTCAGGATGGGTTTTCAGATCGGGCAGGAAGGCGGTGAGCCATTGCCGCAGGCTGTCGGCCTTACGCATCGTCAGTCGGCCTTTGCGTTCGCCAAGCGGGCCTGCGCCTGCAAGTCGAGTAGGGTGGCGCGGATCTGGCCTGCAACGTCATAGATGCTGGTCAAGCTGCCGAGGCATTGTGCCCCGGTCATCTCGCCCGCGTCAGTCCGCTGGACTGTCGGCAATCGGGCGGGTGTCGCCAGCAATGCCCCAGAGATCTTCGCTGTTGGCCGTTGCTGCGGCGCGGTCGAGCAGGCCGACGCCATCAGCATCAACGCACAGATTGCGATAGACCGGTTTTTCAATGACCTTCTGCGTTTCATTGTAGATTTCCCTGACGTTGCCCTGCCGGGCATATTCCTTGGTCTGCGCGGCTTCGCTCATGGCGTCGATCTGGCCTTGCAGCTTCTTGCGTTCGGCTTCGCGCGCATCGTCGGCGCGCTTCTGCGCGGCCTGCTCCTGCGCGTGGCCCACGCTGTTGCCGTAGAAGAAGCCGCCGATTCCTGCGGTGCAGGCGGCCAGCGCGGCGGCCATGGCGAGGTGCGATTTCCCGATCATGCCAGCAGCCCCTTGAAATAGGCACGACGCGAATAGGTCAGCACGTCCTTGCGCAGCCGGCCATCACGATAGCTGACATGGATCCACCCGCTGTTGGGCTGGCCCCGCGTGTAATTTTCGAGGATCAGCTGGTCGAACGCCATGCGGTCGCGGATGAAGGTGGCGACCGTGACGTTGTCGACGCCGGGAATCTCGAAATCGGCCGCCTCGCCCTTGGCGTGCTGGCTGGTTACGGTCGAACCGACGGCAAGGCACAGCTTGGGCGAGCGGAAACCCGACGTGAGGTGGATCGGCTTCCCGAAATGGGCGCGAAGCGGCTCCAGCACCTTGGCGCACAGCGCCTTCATGGCCGCGATCTGGGCGGCGCTGGGGGTGTTGTCGATGCGCTGCGCGGAAGCTGTCGCAGAGGCGACAAATTCGGCCAGGCTAAAATTAGGTGACAGCTGCATGGTCAGTCCTTCTTGGGCAGGAAGCGGTCAGCGAGGCGGCCCGGCACGCTGGTCAGCGTGTCGATCGCGGCCTTGGCGATGCGGGGCGTGGCGTCGAAGGCGAGCAGCGCCACGGCGAAGGCGATCGACTGTGCCGCGAAGTGGTTCCAGCCAGTCACGGCGATGATGGCGATGGTCGCGTAATAGCTGACCGTCGATCCAACCACCCATTGGAGGAATCGCTGGCGGAAAGGCAGGGCAGGTTTCCATGCCTGCGCCACGGCGGAACCGATCAGCGAAGGCGTGAGGGAGCCGACCAGATCAGCCGTGGATTCGAGAAGTGTGCGCAAGTCCATGGATCAATCCCAAAGCTGAATGAGGGGGCGCACGCGGGTCGCGCTTGCGTCGGCGGTGGCGGGCACAATGACGATCGTGCCGAGGGGAAGGATCGGGCCAAGATCGGCGAGGCCCGGATTGGCGTCGCAGACGCGGGAAATCTCAGCAGGGCCAAGGCCAGCGTCGCGCCACAGCAGCAGGTCCAGCTTGTCGCCGGATCGGGCAACAAGGCGCTGCTCGGACGCCATCAGATCAGATCCACAGTGGTTCGCGTGACGCCCAGCATGTCGCGAACAGCGTGCATAGCGTCGCGGCGCAAGCTGCCGATCGCCGTGGCCGCGTCGTTGCCTTCCGCGCCGCCCGCTGCCGTGGTGTCGAAATCGGGATGTCGCTCGATCAGTTCGGCCTTGGCATAGAGGGCGACGGCGCGTTGATAGCGGACCGACTGGACGCTCTCCCCGCCCAGCTGGGGCGCGGGCACGGCAGCAAGCGTGGCGTGGCCTGCGGCGATGGAAGCCGCGGCGAATGCGCGCAGGTCGATTTCTACCGTCATGATCGCGGCAAGGATGGCGGCGCGCAGGCGCGCGGGCGTGATGCTGGTCGGGATCCTTGCCGCATCGCGGACAGACGCCGGGTCAATGTCAGGGAAAAAGCCGTCGTTAACGAT